CCTGTGTCATAAGAGTGACACCCTCATTATCAAGCTTGGCTGGTTGGGCCGGCATGGCTGATGAACCAAGTTCGCGCATCATCTGTGGGCAACCTTCCCGTTCACCCTGATCTTGTGCTAGAAGAATGAACTGTTTGGGTGGAAGGGAAGCGCCACAATGGGTCTCATTGAAAATGCGCACAAGCTGAGAGAACGTTGGGAGAACCGGTACTGGTAAGCTCTTTCGCGCAAATGCATGTAGAATGCGCGTACGCATAGTCGCGAAGTATTCCTTACCCCGAAACATGGCAAAACGAAGAGCTGTATCACAGTTCACAACAGTCATATCGTATGGATCACCATTGTCATGGATCCAATTAGTCAATTCTTGAATTGTTGGTTCCGCCATAATCGGAACATACATCGAACGATTCACAGACGGTTCCACAGCAAAGCCTCGTTTCAAAAACGTGACTTCAGCTGGTGATCGAGGTCCGCCAAAGTCGTGGGACAGTTTGTCAGCTGGTGTTATGACAATACCAAGTTCACCTAGCAAACTAGCGATTCGAGAAGGATTGAAGTGAGGCCAAAGTCCACTAGTAATGGCACCTAGGTTGTCGTCGCCATAAATCTTCAGTGCTACACAACGTCGGAAGACAGTGGCTTCGGCCAGTTGCGGGGGCACCAAGTGCAGAAAAGCGTAGTATTGGTAAAAACCACCAATGAGCGTGTTCAACACCACCGTCAAGGGGAGCCCAGAAGGAACTCCGCCATGCTTGACGTACAACGTGTCACCAACCAATGCCACGGTATGGATAGCCTCCTCAATCAATACTTCTCGAACACGACGCGCCTCTTCACCATCATTGTAGAAGGCTTGGATAACATCCAAGCACTTCCACATAACCTCAGCGGAAGCGCGACCATCAAAGTTTTCATAATCAGCGTCATACAAATGATCTGAAACACTGAGAAGTTGGCGCATAAAGCAGTCCCAATCAGAACTCTCAGGGTCGCATCCAACTGCACTAAACGATTGGCGAGAAAGCGAATACATATGTGCACAAAAAGACAAGAAGTACTCGCGAACCAAAATTGTGTAATCACAAGGACCAACACAAAAAGCGCGAGTTTTCCCGCAGCGAATCTTGGCCATTGGACGCCTC